GTTTTGAATGTCGTAAACATTCGAATAGTGAATGCATTTTTTTTTCTCTTGTATTATTTCCCCCAAGAGAAGTCGCGATGCTAGCCATAATCCTTTAGATATATGCGTGCAAGAACCTCATGCTTTATTAAGCATCCCACTGAGGCTCGGGCAATGTAATCGCATAATTCTGCCAGTTCTTGTGGCTCACATCGATAGCGACGTGATAATGATTCTAATGAAATACGCACTTCGGCTCTACCGATAGATTTATTTATCAAGTCTTCGCGTAACGCGTTGACTGTCATTCCAAAATTAATGGAAGACGTTTGTATCTCAAAAGCATCATTTATGGCGTGTTTTCCCCAATTTAAGCGGCCAATGTGAACATCCCGATTATATCTAGCAGTACGTATCTCTAGTGGAACACTAGATTTTCCGTATACGCTGTTTAAGTCACCGGGACATTTTCCATAACCACGAAAAAAGGGCGCCAAGTTCATAATTGCGCGGCGTTGACCGTCTTCATGCTCAATGTAAGAATGTTTTAAAAATTGCAAATCATCCACTTCTTCACAGACATTGCATTTAACTATATAGCCAGCGTCCTCTGCGCCAAATTCATAGGCACGGATAACGTTAGCTTTAGTCATTGGCAATTTCTGTAGACGAGATTCCATGGACATTGCAATCATCAAATTAGCGAAATTGTTCAATATGGTGGTCAAGACGGAACCACTGTACAGACGTGAATATTGAAAATGGTAAGTGCATTTCTGCTTACGGTTGTGTTTATTTACAACACGCATTGGGCGCTGTAAAAATTTAAAAGCAAGATCCAAAGAATCACGTGTGTACAAAGTGTGCTTATACCACGGATCGATGGTCAAAATTTTGAACAACGAGTCAAATATATGGTAATGTGATCCGTCACACTGTGATATATCTCCATTACACATTAAGACTCCGTCGTCGCAACCTGCAGAAAAACAACAATCGTCTGAAAAATAACAAAATCGTATCTTTGCTTTGGGCACGGACACGAGCCACTCAAACACATCATCTAAAACATCTTTCTTCGGAGATGCGATAAATCTAGTCTCGAATGACCCAAAATCATATTGATTCTCCCAAGCATGTTTATACATACTGATACTCCATGCAGTGACTTGTGTGCGCAAAACACCTAAGTCCCCG